TCAAGTCTTTCAGTTGAACCGACAGCACCTTTAACCTCGATTCCATACCTAGACATAGCATTTGTAGATGAGCCTAATGTTTTTGCTACTAAATCACCAGCACTCTTTAAATCCATACCCATAGCAACTGCGATATCTAATGTAGCCTCTGTTGCTTTTTTGATTTGTTCTTCACTATCAATAAAAGCGGCTATACTAGCTTGTACTCCAATGATGGATTCATCTCCGAAGGTTGTGACTTTTTGCAATGCACTCGCTTGATTTAATAATGCTTGTGAGGTTTTTCCTAATGCAACCTCCAATGATTTCTCTGCCTGTTCTTGGATTCCAAATGCTTCAGTAGAAGATACAATAGCATTGATTAATCCTCTAGTTCCAAAGTAAGCCGCACCAGCACCGATAGCCGCTGTTCCTAGACTTTTAATCGACCTACCTAATCCACCTATCTCATCTTTGGATTTCTTTGCACCCTTTGTTCTTACATCTATATTAACTTTTTGTGTTGCCATTTTTATCTGCTTTATGTTTTAATGCTAATCCCATTTCACTTTTAACTATATTAAACATTGATAATTTATGAGCATCTGTTTCATCTAATGTAGTTCCAAGAGGGATATTATATTCAGTTACATAATGATATTCATTAATCATTTGGATATCTTCATCAGTAATAATATTATCAGAGTTTGCGAATAGTGGAACAAGATAGAATAATTGCTGACCAAGACTAAATTTATCAGATTCTTCAATGAGTAGTAATTCATCCCATATATCATTTATTGTGTTGAAATCTTTTTTCTTACGAGTAATTGGGGATTGAGCAATGTAAGGGAGCATAAATTGCTGATGTGGCTTCCTTTGAAATACCCAATGCCAAACAGCATAACTCAATCCCCTTGTTCTTTTTTTGATTCTTCAGAAAGTTCAAGATAATCCATCATTGTTTTTGTTAGAATCTTTAACTGGGTATCATAATCATGCTCTTTTAATGCTGTCTCTGGGTCAGCAAAAGCAATATCTGATACACTACCCAAAAGAGAATTAAATTCTTTTTGGCTAACATTATCAATCCCATTCCTATAAACATCTGCAAACTCGCCTTTTAATTCAAGTTTGTTTCTATATTTGATATCTCGAACCATGATTTCAATACCATCTAAAACCACTTTCATTATTATGCTCCCTTTTTATTTTAACAACTGACTCCGATTAATGTGGCTGAACCACTACCCAATGCCTTAACCTCAACATCTAACATCATTGATGCACCTTCATTAAAAGATACATTTGTAATGATTGATTTAGGCATATTAAAACCAAAGTTTGCATCAGCCAAAGATGCTTGATGATTACATAATGTTTGCCCGGTTGTTGCTCCTGAAACTTGAGTTGTGTTGAACCTTTCAAACATATCTAAAAAGTTATCATCATATAAGCATGAAAAAGATGCTGTTGCAGAGATTTCACCACTTCGAGATGCTTGTTCATATCCAGTTGATGTAACTCCTGAAAAATTAATTGGGCTGTCAATAGTTAATGAGAATGATGATAAAACCGGGTCAGATATTCCAGCTATAATTCTATCATTTGCATCCCATGAACTCATAAAATAATCATTGGCTGTAAATGCAGTATCAACCGCTATACTTGTTGCTGTTAATTCACCAGATGCCAATTTTGTTCCAGATTGAAATGTTGCAGAAAATTTAACTCTTCCACCTTCAGTTCCAGCATCACCAGACAATGTTAAAGATGTCACAAAACAATCTTTGAAAGTTAAATCTGAATTACTAGCGGCTGATTTCATAACAACCGATAACACTTGATTTGATGTTGTTGTTGTTCCAGACTTATATGATGATGTAGCAATATTTGTAGCTATTTCATATGGTGCAGATGTATCTAATGTTAAATGTGCTAATAATAAATCAAGTCCTTCAGTTGTTGCTGTGCCACTTACCGAAAACTCTTTAACAGATGAAAAGTTATCTTGAAAGAAACTGGTATCTAATAAAGTTCTTGAGCCACTTCTTACATCTAATGTTTGATTTATTCCTAAATTTGGTGAACCTATACTATCAACATCCAATGCGATATAAGCATTGCCACTAGCACCATTTATAGTACCATAAGCATCTTGTTCGGCAATTAGAAATTGAAATAGCTTTGGGTCGTATGCTGTTCCAGAGATAGCCATTTTTAATCCTTTGTTTTTGTTTGTTTAACTAATTTACGAGCAAGAGGATGAATTTTATCAACCTTAACCTCTTTGCCTTCATTGATATCCTTTATCAATTCTTCATCATATCCAGTTGCCATAAAACACCATCCACTATGCTCTGGTATCTGACAATCTTTTTTAATTTTAATTTTCATACTTCTAACCTTTGTACTGTTAATGTGATGTTTGCCCTAGCTTTTGTCTGGTCATCATCTCTTTCATATTCGATTGATTCACATACACCATTAAAATATTCATCTTCTGTAGATGATTGTGGTCCTGAAAAAATAATCTTAACTCTTTCAGCTATATTGGAAAGTTGTTTAAATACGTTTTCAGAGTATTGCCCTCCAGTAGTTATTTCATAAACCAACAATAATGTATATTGTCTAATAACAGTTGATGCAAACCTCTCAACAACATCATCATTTAATGGCTGTAAATAGAAAGATGAATTGCCTTTGTTCTCATCAAATGACATAGGTACTCCAGTTATTTCTTTTGTGATGACAGATGCAACCTTGTCAATCGCTTTGTGCATTTGATTTGTGTAATCAATCATATTCTTTCTGCTCGTACCATTTTAACTGGAGTTGCTTGAGTTTCTATGATGCCAGAACATTCAATCTCCCAAGAATCATTGGTATTTAAAGTTCCATATGAGAACCTGACTTCAAGACCTCTACCAATGCTATCATATCCACCAGATATAATTTGATTAGTTACAAGGTCAGAAGTTTGCAATCCAGCAGATGAATGTCCTTTGGTTGAGAATGTAATTGAAGTATTATCTGTACCTCTAGTTAAAGTTCCTCCAGAATCTATTTTAACTTCAATTAAATCATATTCAACTGTACACCTTCCACGAATATCAACTATATCTGCTGTACTATTTGCATTTACTGATTTTTTGCGAACAACTCCCTTATTTAAAGCCATATCATTGTGCTGGTATAGAGATATAGAGCCATTTCTAATTTTATCAATAATCCCTGTTTCTTCTACATTCATCACCTGATTAGCTAGTTCATCCCTTAACTCTGTATCATATACACCAACAATTAGACTAGCGGCTTGATAAGCTGTAGCCATTACAATTACTTCTGGATAATCGTGACCAGTTTTACTTGCAATACCCACTCCCTTTCTTGGATAAAGAGGTTGTTGAACCATTGACCTAATCATATCACTTGCTCTAGGGATAATTGTTCCTGTTATCAATGTGTCTGTATCTTGCCCAATCTCCCAAATAGAACCATTTAATTGACTTACATTTGTACTGGTTTCAAAATATTGAATGAGATTGTCTGTATATCGCCACTCACCACCCGATGAAGGTTCTGAACCAGCTTCAACTCCTAAATCTTGTCCATCTTTATATAGCACAGCATCAGATGATACATATCCCGGTGAGTATAGATTATACAAGTTAGTTGTTCCAGATGCTACCCAATTTGGTGACAATAACGACCTTTGATTGTATTTTGATGCTTCAGGCAAACAAAATAAAACATCATTCAAGTCACATAGATTTGATTCGTATGTACTCATGCTCTAAAATCTCCATAATTTATATTTAAAACCTCTATCTCTGCATTTTGCAATCTGTTTATAATTTCAGCAACCTTATTAATAGTCCTCCCATTAGCATCAATTAAATCATATATCTTTATCTCTTTTGCAAGTCTTATTGACTCATCTATGTTTTTAAATGGTTGCTCTTTACAGAACTCATTATTCATAGCTTGTTGAAGTTTAGTTTTCATCTCTTTCTCGGTTTGTATGGACATTTATTAAAATGATTAATTCTATTTTCACCCTTTGCAATTCCACATCTCAACTCATTATTTGATGAACCACAAAAAGCACATATCATTTCTTTTTTTGGACAATATAAAAACATTAATCAAGTATCTCCACATGAACTAAATCATCGAATGAATTATCTCTAGTATCGCCATCAGAATCCCAATCTCCTCCGAACCTTACTTTATATCCTAGTTGTTGTGCTATACCTCTTATCATTCCACCCATATAATAAAATCCATCTCTATCATCCCATTTAATTGGATAGGGAGCAAGGTCTACTGCTTTACCTTCCATGTGTTTAGAATATTTTACTTTTGTTGCACCCTTTGCTAATAGTTCTTCTTGCCTCTTTGCAGTTCTTACACCTTCAATAATCGTAACATCCATCATCTTAATTAGTTCATTCAATACATTAATTAATCTAGCATCAACACCTTTCAATCTTTCTCGACTTCTTTTACCAAATTTATACATCAAGCTAATCTCCTAATAACAGACTCCGCCCATCTTCTTCCGGGATTTCCTCCCCATAAATCCCACGAGATAGATGCCCTTGAAATCTTTTCTTTCCTGTTCCTTCTTTCTGCTGGAGTATCGTGCCTTGCAAAAAAAGATACCATTCTACGAATTGAACTCATACTAATGTTTGCACCTCTAGCTAAATCACGACCTCTTGAAATCCCAACAGCAGTACCACCTTTTTTTGATTTAGGTGCTTCTCTTCGTCTTTCTAACGCTTTTTTCGCTACTTCCTGAACGCTTTTTGGAGGAATTGGCACTAACTATCGCCTCTTTATTTTCTTGCCCATTTTAGGCTTTTTTGATTTTGGTTTTTTATATTTTGATTTAGGCACTATCAATCAGCTTCTAAATTAACTGCTTCAGCTAGTCTATCTGTACACATATCAATAGCCATTTTTGCAACCATTTTTTGTTCTGCATCTCCAAAGCCGGGAACATCTGGTATTTTTCTAGCTATTGAGTTGGCTAGTTGATTTTCAAATGCTTCAGATTGTAATACTTTTACTTGAGACTTAATTAAACCATTTAATAAGTCCTTAAGTATCTTGATTAACTTTTTCATTATATTAACCTCATTATTATATTGATTATTACCGGGAAAGATAAAATACCAACAGTTCCAAGAACCTGAACCTTTGCAATAGATTGTTCATGGCTTTCTACTTTTCCATTTAACTTTTCTAAATGTTTCTCAATTCTATTTAAGGATGAATAAATATTCTTTAACCTTTCATCATGCTTTACTAATATTGCTCTTATCTCATCATTTTCCATTGCCATTCATCCTAGACATTATTCCATCCATCCTTGAAAGCTGTTTTTCTAAATCGCTTAATGCTTCCATATTTTGCTCATATCTCCGGTCACGAACAGAATCTGATTCATTCCATCTTGATATCAATTTAATAATCATTCCTTCCATGTTTTCAATCGTTTCAGATTGTCCTCTGTTTTCAATCTCTAAATTCCTTAATGATTCTTGTTGAGTTTCACTTTTCTTTGATAAAGACATAACAAGATAAACAAGTAATGCTCCACAAATTCCTATCATTCCAGCTTCTGAATAGAGTGCTATAAAATCCATATTTATTTCCGCTTTTTTTTGCTAAACCAACTTGCTGGATTAACATTTAAATTCATTTCTTTTTCATAGAATTTAAGCTGATTAGCCAATCGTTCCCTTTCTTCTCGCTCTTGAACCATTTGCTTATTAGCCAAACTCCTAACCTCGCTACTAACTTCCAATAGATTTTCCTCAACTCTTTCCAACCTATCAAGTAAATGCATAGAATACCACCCAAGCAAACAAGCGACAATACAAAGCCTAACCAAAAACTTAAGGTTGATGCCCAAATTGAGATTATCATCAATGATACTTGAACCATAACTTCTATATGTCGGTGTTTCATCATTCATCAACTAATTTTACATCTTCATATTGGTGATGTATCCAACACCAGTTTTGACTTTGATAGACTCTTTCATGATAGTAATGCAAAGATGAATCAATCCCCATTATTTCTATAAATACCGAATTTGAAACAGAATCCTGTGGAGTTAGTTGAATGCCTCCCACGCTCCAACCTTGACTGCATCCTTTCAGTAGTATAACTAATAGGAATGGAATAACTCGAATCAACAACTTTAAAATCTCCATTATCTAATTTTTTGACTACTTTATTCATTAATTATATTATCATTCTCATCACCGGGGTCATGAGGTGAATGGTCTTTAGCATTTAATGAACTTTTTAGCATATTGATAAAAGCCTCTTTACCGACTGCTAACTGGTCTGCTACAAAGCGATTAGTATTTTCTTTGCTTTGTATGTCATTAATATGATTAATCATTAACTTCTGCTCATTAGTCATCTTTTCAATAGGATATTTTTTATCTTCAATTTGAAAAAATGGCTCTTCTTTTTTTGTTTTTTTAGCCATTGTATTTCCTTTTATTTAATTAAAGTTTTTTAAAATCTTCAATTGCTTTTGCTAGTCCATCTGATTCTGCTTTTGCTTTAGCCATCTCATCATCACATCTAGCTTTCATTCTTTCTAAATCAGATAGAGAATATTGCCTTTCTTGGTCTGGTAATGCTTCACCACTTTCAGCATCCCATCTTTTTTCTACCATAGCAATGTATGACTCTTTCTTTTCTTTTACTGCTGGACGTACAACTTTGCCGTCTTCATCTTTTACTTCTGAAATAGCTTTTTGTACTACTTTTTCTTTACTTTTAAAATCGGCTGTTTTGCCTTTCTTATCAGCGTATTTTGCCCAATTCATTTTTAAGACTCCTTATTAGTTAATTATTTCTTTTCTTCTAATTCTTTTACTTTTGCAGATAGTTCTTGGATTGCCTTTATTAATGGTGCTATAAATTGAACATAATCAGCACCTAAATAATCACCTTTATCTGTAATTCCAGCAAAGTCATCATTACCGCTTTCTTTTAAAACTTCTTGAACTTCTTGGGCAATGATACCATACTTTAATTTTTCAGGCTGTTTATCATCTTTAAACTTGTAGCTTACTGGATTGAGTGCATTAATAAACGATAAACCCAAATCACAATCATTAATGTTTTCTTTCAACCTTTTATCAGAAGTTTGAATAGTAGCATTGGCGTACATTACTGCATCACCATCTTGAGACATATATACTTTTGCTACATCTCCATTGCCAAGTGTTACTGTATTATTACCTTGTCCTGTTGCACCTTTACCTAATACTGTTTGATTTATTGCACCAACTGCACTAACTGCTGTATCTGCTCCAACTAGTGTATTATCATCTCCAGTAGTTAGATTATTTGTACTTGTATGACCAGATGCTTTACCTATTAAAGTATTACTAGTTCCACTTGTTACATCATTTCCAGCGTAACTTCCTATTGCCGTGTTTTGACCATGTGCATTAGTATCAGCAATAAAATTTTCTAAAACTCCAGCACCAATAGCTGTATTATCATTTCCATTACCAGTATCATCTTTTAAAGTTTTATATCCGACTGAAGTATTATAGTTTCCTCCATCATGGGTCTGTTGAGATTGAAATCCAATAGCTATGTTTTGAACGCCACCATTACAATCTCTTAACGCTGTATTACCTATAGCTATTTGTTCATGACCATTTTGATTTTCTTGTAAAGCTTGCTCTCCAATAGCAATGTTTTTTTGTCCACCAGCTAGATTTTCCATAGCCTGTCTACCAATAGCTTGATTTGAATATCCGCTGACGCTACCTGAACCCATAGTCTGATAGCCTATTGCTAAATTACTATCTCCACCACCATTTAAGTATGCTTTATGACCTATAGCAACACATTTGCCTTGTGCTAAATTTTTACCAGCTTCAAATCCAATCATAACATTATCTGCATGAGTTGTCGCATTTTCACCAGCAGATTGACCTATAAAAACATTTTCATGACCTTCTGTAATATCTTTACCAGCCATAGAACCAATAGCAACATTACTATTAGCAGTTGTTGTAGAAAGTAAAGCCGCATATCCAATAGCTGTATTATTAGAGTGGCTGTTTCCTGATGCTCCAAGCATAGCTAAAGCACCAACAGCAGTATTATTTATGCCAGTAACGTTATAATAAGATGTATTAAGACCAACAGCAACATTATGCGAAAGACTTTGAGAGCCTGTATTTTGACTAAACAAAGCAGAACCACCAATAGCAACAGCACCTTGACCAAGTTCTTCGTCTTGTAAAGCTAAACAACCTAATGCCGTGTTATAATCTCCTGTACTAATTGCTAATCCAGCTTGGTATCCAAATAATGTATTTTCTAATGCTCCACTCGCTATAACATTTCCAGTCTGATGACCGAATATTGTATTTCTTACAGTGCCACTAGAGTCATTATTTCCAAGTGATATTCTAGAGTTAGAATCTAATTTTAACCTTGTGGCACTACCTGTATAAAAATGCATCTCATCGCCATTATGTTCGTAGTCTATCCTACCTACTTCATCGCTGTCGTTATCGCCAAATAATAATATTGAATTTTTATTTGATGCAGTTGCCTTAATTAAAAGATTAGAATTACCGCTTGTATCCTCTACGACTGCTAGAGGATTACCACTGCCAGCACCTGAAACATGAAGCAACCTAGCTGGTGAGTTAATTCCAATACCAGTATTGCCATTTCCTGAAACTCTAAATAAAGTATTTGATGCATCGTGGTCTTGAACTTGCAAGGCATAGTCAGTTGAAGTTGAGCCAGCTTTAATCCTAACACCAAAACATCTATCGTCAGTATCCTCTGTATTTTGAAATTCAGCAATTAAACCATTGTCGTTACCAGTAGCAACGTGCAAAGGATGGCTTGGAGTTGTAGCACCAGAGCCAATACCAACACTACTTGTAGTAACCACATCTCCACTAAAAGTAGCAGTACCAGTATCTAAAAGAGTTAAGACAGTATTGCTGTCTCCATTAATCTTTAATTCTTGGGTATTGTAATTTGCGTGGATTGACCAAATGTTGTCAGGGTCAGGGTTAGTATTGGTTAATGTTATTTTAGCATCATTGTTACTTGCTCCTTTTATATGGAGTTTTGAATCTGGACTTCCACCCAGCCCAATACCAGTACCATCTATAATCATTCTAGTAGTTCCACCAGTTGCTAATTCAATTGTATCTGCTGATGATTCTGTTATGTAGGTATTACCTCCACCATCAAGATATAATTTATGAGTTGCTCCGATTGCTATTGATGTTGTTGCTAATTCTAAAGAGAATGTAGTTCCATTATCACCATCTTTAATTGGTACTAGAGTTGCACCATTACCACCACCATCTGTATCTGTATGAAGTAACTGCTCATAAGATGATGCTATTGATTGTCCTGTTAGTGTTGCCATTATTTAATCCTTTCCATGATTAATTATTCCTAGTCTACTTCTAGGGGTTATCTATTAGATTCCATTTTCTAGTTTCCTGATTCCATGATTGTAACTGGTCTTCCCATTGTGCTGATTCACCAGTAAAATCTCCAACCAATCCAGATAAACTTGCTTGTGTTGAACCAACTGCTGTTGCAAAAGCTAATTTTAAAGCTGAATTAACTGATAGATTACTTGTTCCAGCAGTAGCATTCGCCCATGCTCTTAACATCGAACTAATCGAACCTGAATATCCAAGTTCTTCCAATCCGGCTCTTACACAATGATTCCATGATTTGCCAGTTGCATCTATTCCAGCCATGTCTGCAAAAAACTCTTTTAATATTGTATTATTATTTAGTGCCATATCTTTTATTGACTAGGGGAGGAAAACCCTCCCCATAGCCATTTTAATTAGGTTATTAAGTAACCTTGTGAGTTAATTCGATTCCATAAGAATCTGCCAACTCAACTGAACCACAGAAAAGAGAACCAACATAATCAGTCTTTAGACGGATTGCATCTCTCTCTACTTCTAATCTCATCAACTCATCAGCATAAGCAAATCCTATAGCCATCTTTGAGAAAACTGCTCCGATAGCATTATTAGATGATATGCTTACTTCAGGTGATGTATAGATGTCCATACCAGCAAGTGTACCAATGAACCCAGTTTTCAGCATATCGGATTGAGAGGTTGGTGAACCACCAAACTGATTTGAAGTGACAAGGTCATTAGATAAACCATAAGTACCATAAACTGCTCTTGGATTGTGTCATTTGTTCCAGTAGGTTTTTTATCCTACATCCCAGCTTTTCAACTGGGTATCGGCATACCTTTTCATCTTTATTAAGATGTTGGAGTCTCTTGGGTGAATTATATCTTTTCATCACCTATGCTCTGCCCCTGACTATACTTTGTATAGCCTTCGGTTCGGGTTGCCTTGTGCTTTCGCATTTAGGATTCCCGTTTAATACTCCAATCATAATTAACATAATCACTTATGCTAACGGCATCTCTACCATACTATAAGGTGCTGGAGCCGCATTGGCTTGTAATGCACCTAGAGCAGAAAACAAGTCATCAACTGAAATACCATTTGAGGTATCATTTGATGTTCCACTAAAGTTTCCAAAGTTACTAACGATTAATGAGTCTACTTTTGCCGCTATAGCATTACCAACTAATTGCCCAGCTACACTTGTAATATCATTTGCATTAGAAAGTACAGCTTCATCATGGATAGGTACTCTAATTGAAAACATATCAAGAGTAACTGTTTTCTTTTCAGAATCCAGTTGTGTTGCACTAATCGCAGTTGTGTCATGCTCTGAATGACTAACTACATCGCCACTTGTTACTGTGTTTGAACCCAAGTTATAAACCGGGAATGTTACTGTATCTGCTTTATCTCTTTGCTCAACTGTTACGAGAGGTAAAGCCACATTTGCTTTTGAAAAATGAACCATTGCATCTGCAAGGACCTCCTGAAGTGAGCCTCCAAAATTTGAACTGTCTCCAGCCGCCATAATTAACTCCTATTGTTAAATATTTTATCCCATCTTTCTTGGCTTATATGACTAAAAGAGGAACGAATATTTGAAGGTGTTTTATCTCTACCAACTGATAAACTAAATCCATCTTCAAAAGAAACATCCTTACCATCTAATTGATACTTCATTTGTCCTTCCCTAGTGTTTTGAGTTGTTACTCTTCCACTTGTAGGGTCTACAAAATCTGAACAATTATTAGCTTTTCTAGGCTTGGTTCTGCCTGAATGCGGTTCTAATTCTGTTGTAGATTCCTTCATCTATCTTTCCTTTTTGATAATCCCTAGCCGCATCCACTAGATTTTTATATCCTTGTGTTTCTGCCGGGGAGTCATTACCTATTGATGGAACTGATTGTTTGTTTAATCGCTTTATATGACTTTCTAAAGCATTATTATCTAAAGAGCCATATATCGCCTTATCTTCATCGCTTAATTGGTCTAGTAACGTATCTCTCTTGGTTTGTTCTGCAAGTTGATACGATTCTAATTGAGATTTCAATTCGGTGTTTGCTTGTTGCTGTTTTGTCAGGTCATCTCTGACCATATTCAAAGCAGATTCATATTCACCTTTTGACTCCATCTCTTTTAGCTTTCTATCTTCAGACTCTCTTGATATTTGATGTTTCAAAGCATCAAGTTCAGCCTTCAATGTGTTTTTATCGTCTATTACTTCCTTAAAGCGATTATAGGGAACTTCATTGACGGGAGTTTCTTTAACCTCTTGCTCTTGAGTTTGCTCTTCTTTTACGTCTTGAGTTTGACTTTCGTTTTCCATTTTTACCTCTTGATTGAGTTTGTTATTTACCGATTTTGATGTTGATAGGTTTCTTTGTCGCTTCTTTAGCGTTCTTTCTTATAAACCTACTAACTTCACTTAAAATGAATCTTTCTATACCTTTTGATACTGGTCTAACATTGCTTGTAATAGTTCTACCCATTTCAGCGTTCCATTCAACTTTTGATGCATTAGCACCTGACCACCCTATTACGACATTATCTTTTGAGAATCCTCTTGTTTGCAAATTCCTCATCATGTCACCAGTTAATTGCAAATCCACCCTAGATGACCTCGATGATTGTCTTTTAAAATCACCTCTTACTTTTCTTGTTTTATAATCTTCAGCATATATTCTTTTTGTTTTTCCATTTACTTTTTTAGTAAACCAAAATGGTGAATGAGTTTTATATGGTTTAAATTTTCTTCCCTCAACATCTTTGCCATCTTTAGTAGTATGAACTCTAATTCTATCAGCAACCTCATCGCCTAATCCTTTCCAGAATTGTCTTGTAAATGTTGGGATATCTTTTAACTCTTTAGCCATTCTATAAACTTCGTTCTAATAATTGTTGAGGTGTTAATGGTTGAGGTCTAGGAGGCAATCCCTTTGCTTTTCTTTCAGATGCTTTATCTTCTTTAAACTTTCTTGCATCTTTAGGGTCAGTTAGTTTTTTAGATACCGATGTTTCTCTTGCCCATCTATGCCGACAATTAAATCCTCCGCCATCTGTGAAAGCACCGGGAAATACAGAATCAACCTCATCTCTTTTTAAACTTCCAGCAGACATCATCTCTAAACAAATATCTCTTGTCTTATCATCTATTGGTCCTTGATATACATATGTTGCATCTGGAGGGTCATTGACAGCCATCTCTGCTGTGACATTTCTTTCAAACGTATTTAAAGCTGTGTTAGCAAGGCTACGAGCCTCATGCTCTTTGAATCCAACATTTAAAATACTTTGTGCAATCTCTCTTTCAGTCTTACCACCGATAACACCTTTAACAGCTTCATCAATTACTTGTTCGCCCATTGTACTTATTTGTGCTGTAAAGGTTCTCTCGTCTAATTTAATTAATGCTTTTAATGTTTCTTCTGTTACTTGCCCGGTTGATTGCATTGCACTTAATACACCTTCATAAGATGATATGTATCTATCTAATTCTTTTCTCAAACCAATTTCATTAAATATATATTCATCAACATCTAATGTAGAAATCAAAGATATAAACTCTTCCCTTGATAATGATTCTTTTAAATCAATCAAATCTTCAATCATTTGAGCCTGTGCTTTCTGCAAAGCATTTGAAAACTCTTGTGCTATCTTTTCTTTATCCACGTTGCAAAGCCGCCACTAATGGTGATTGAGGTTGTTCTGTTACTTCTTCAACCAACTGCTCTTCTTCTATTTCTTCTAACTTCATCTCTAATTCAACTTCTGAAATATCCGGGTTAAATACTTTGTAGAGTTCACGCTTTGTCATCAAACCATTATCAAGCATGAACTGAAGTTTATCTTTCTCTTGATTCCATTCTAGTGGAACTTTGCTTTCTTCAAAATCAACAGCATATGATTCATCAAACACTCTTCCAGTATGAACCTCAATTAATCTGCGGTCTACTTCATATCTCATTTCTTCAAACTCTTTGAACAATGGAATATCAGCCTCCCTTGCTTCTTCATTCTCTAAATTCATTATCTTCAATGCAATACCTGAAGGCGGAGTAGTGCCTTGTGAAAAATTGATACTTAAAGAATGGTTTTGTGCTGTAATCGTGAGATATTCTTTAATTCCTTGTATCATAGCTGGTATATTGGAAGGGGGAGCAATATACGATAAGTTCGCACCTTCAGGTAATGATATTAGTCGGTCTATGCCAAATTTTATATTCGGTATCTCTGTATCAATTCCAGTCATAACTGGTGAGCCAGTTTGATATCTTATAGCTAACATAACTTCTGTAAATGCTATTGATGTATTAACTGCACATCTTACAACATCCGATGCTGAATAAGGGAACATTATTCTTGATATAGGATTAATGCCATATATGTTTACCATGTCTGGATTACCTTCAACAGCTTTAATCTTATGGTCAGATGTGAATATAAAATGCAATCCTTGCTCACCATCTCTATCCTCTGAAAAGAAATAGAATTGTCTGTTGCCCTGTGAATCCTTACCTATCTCATATGAATAACCGAATGGAAATGTCTCACCATCATAATAATATTCTTTTACATTTGGTAGTATATCGTACTCAATCCTGTTCTTTCTTTCATTCCATTTAGAGCGAACATGAATCATACCTAGAGTCCATGCTAGTTCTGATGCAGTCCTTAAAACAGAATCGAGATGATAAGTGTACTCCATATACTCATCTGCCATCTCACCACCAATCAATCTTTTCGGAGGTGCTTTATATAGCATCATTCTTGCTTTTGCAAATCTAGGTAATATCCTTAAAAATGTTGTAGGAATCTGTGACAATGTATGACCGGGAAAGTATGGTTCAATATGTGAATCTATATTCCTGTTATAATAGAAATCTAAAGCAGTTTGCTTTTTAGCATACTCATCTTTGAGAACCATATCTTCAGCATTCCTAACTGAATCCATTACAGCCATCTTACCTAAATTTGGGATAGTTATTTTATCATGAAATTCCATATTACCACTCTACACTTATTGGTGTACGATTAACGATTGGGTATTTATAAGCAATATAATATGAACAAGCATCAAACATATGAGTCAATGCTATATCGCTTTTATCAATTCTACCATCTCTTGACCTTTGCACTTGTTCTAAATCTTTAATTAAATAAGTACATTTTGAATCCACAGTCATTCGCACTTTGTTATTTGCATCCTTCAACATTCTATTTAAAGCATTTAATCTATCAATTACTGGAGGATTTGCCTTTTTAGCTACAACTTGAAAATGAAAATCTTTTAATATAACATGGTCTGAACGATTGCTAGTTGTAGACCTAGACGAACCAGATGCATCTGGATATACAGGAACGTGAGGTGCAATCTTATTCATAGCCTTTGCCATTTCTTCTGTATTACTATTTGTTTGTCTTATCTCATTAAAATAGTGAATAGTACCATCTGAATATTCACATCCAAGAACTGCACTCATATAATCCACATTGAAATCCATTCCCCAAAATAGATTGTCAGATAATTCTTTTGCTTTTTTAACATGAATAGACCTATCGAAATTATAAGCGGCTCGATTACCAGTTGTTTCAAAGGATGCTAGAAATTCTGTTTTGAATGCTCTTTCATCCATCATGTTCTTTGCTTTTTCTATCTCTTCTTTTGGAACATAACCACCATCAACTGTAGTATATTGCCAACTCTTCCACTCTTTATCCTTACCTTGTCCTCTTAAATAAGCATCATACAAATGGTCATATCCATTAGGTGTTCCAATAAAGAAAGCCTCTCCATTTGTTGTAGTTAGCATAGGATAGATGATTTCATCCCATACATGAGGTTTGATATAACTATACTCTTCCATCACCACCATATCTAACCCAGCACCTCGAAGGTTGTTCTCTTGCTCTGCTCCACGAATTGCAATCTCTGATTCATTTGGAAGTTTAATTGTAAGTTCTGATTCATTAATCTGGCAATCATATTCTCTGAATAGCTGTCGCATTAATTTCCATGTAGTTGCTTTTCCTTGTCGATAGGTAGGAGTTATTATCCATCTCCTCTCGCCTGACTTGATTTCTTTTGATAGTAACCATATCAAAGATAGATGAGATTTTCCAAATCTTCTTCCAGCTACTAATACTTTCCTTTTTGCTGAATGAGAGATTATCTCTTTTCGTTTTAAATCTATTTTCCAATTAACCAAATACTCTTTTCATCAAACTTTTGGGAACTTTCTTACCAGCTTTATATAATCGTTGCATTCTAGCCAAGTCACTACCTCGTTGTGAACGTTTGCTCCCTTTAGTTCCAGAGAGGTATTTCTTTGGTACACTTTTAAATGTTTTATCTTTTGCAACTTTACGAATCTTCATCTTCTTCTTTTTCTTTCTACTCTAGCAAGGTCAGGGTCATGTTTAATTGCTTTCCTACCTTTAGCAATCTTAATAAAAGAATTTACTCTAGCACTTGCCCAACTCGATGGAGTTTGTCCGGGTCTTGTTCCTGAACCAACAGCCGCTCCCAATCCTCTGCGATATACTTTTATTAATGATGATGGTAATAGTTTATTTTTCTTTGCTAGTGCTGTCAATCTTTTTCTTGTTGCTGTTGTAACCTTTGCCATTAATCAATGCTTAAAATTTTAATAGGTTCTGTTTTATGTGATATCTCCCTAGTCTCTTTGGCTTTACCTTCACTTCTATCACTTAAATAAGTTACTGCACTCATTGAACCATTCATTGCCATACTTAAAACTCTTCGGACCATCTTTTCTTTTTTAGTTAAACCTGACTCATCCTCTTCATCCCAAACTTTATTGATGATATCGGCTAACGCTCCACGCCTTCCATTTAGGTTTCCAGATTGTCCTTTCTTCCACATAGTAGCTGGTTTATGACCTTTTTTAAACTGACCATTCAACCTTCTGTTTTCCTTCTGTTTACTCATAGTCTACTAATGCCATCACAAGAGCCTTGTTCAATTTATCAAGTAACTCTTTAACTTTTTCAGAGTCAATCTCATAAACATCAAACTCAAGTCTCCAGTTGTGAGTAGTCTTGAGATTCTTAATGCCAACAAGTTCAACATTTAATGTAGTACCTTCTGTTTTCATAATTTAGTTGCCCGGACAACAAGTTCAATTCCTGTCTATCGCCCTTAAATTCCATCCTTTATCAGTCTTTTCTATGCGAGTGAGGCTTGAACACGCCTCTATATATACAAGGATTCCACTACAAAATCAGAGTTTTTTGTTTTATAAATGATTAATTATATTGAAAATGTATATACTACAAAATTTTAAAGGACATACAAGGAATAAAAAGAGGAAAGTGCATACTATATATATTCCTCTTTTAAAGGAAATGGACATATGGACATACTAAAAGGACATAGACATTGGATTTAACATATCATTATCTATCTCATATAAATCAGATTTAACTTTAATTGCTGTTCCATCTCTTCTAACTCGTATTGATCCTTGATTATGGAATACTCTGCGATTTTTAAATTGTTCTTTTGTTACCCAGCCACATATCGTAAGTATTGAATCGGTTTTATTGATTGAGCAGAATAGGTATATATCTGTATTGTAACCATCTTGAACTGCTAGGAAGTTATTTGTATATCCTGTTTTAACTGGTCCTTTTCTTCCCATTGTTTTAACATCGACTCTTTTGCCTTTAATATGTAAATCAACTCCGCCATCAAAGCCATCTTTGCCACTTGTTAATGGTTGATTATAATAATCGCATACTACATTTTGTCCGAGAATTCCAGTATATTGTTCTTCCTTATTTCCATCTGCAAATCCTCTCTTCCCAAAGTTGTATTTATTAACTTCCTTCCAAGTGATTAGCTTAATTGAATGCTTTATTGGAATATCAATCAAAGTTCAAAATCCATGCCTAATAGTTTATCCATTGCTCTGTCATAATAGGTTTCAACTGAATATGCTTTTATCCCAAAGTTATCAGCAATTTGTTGAAAATCTCTAATCCCTAAATCAAAGTATGCATCAAATACTTCATTTTCTCTTGTACTAAATTCATTAACTGACCTTCTACCTATAATAAATGCGATTAATTCTTTCTTTTTTAATTCTCTTTCTTGCCGCTGTCTTTCATACTCATCTTCTGATTTTCCGCATAATTCACAGGGTTTGGTATGTGGTTGCATTTTATATCTCCTAATTATCTATCTTGAATGTATCTTGCATAATCATAACATCCATAACCATCATAATATTCATCATATAAATCAAGATTATGTGGTTCTTTTATTGCAGAGATACCTCCCCATTTTTCTACTAATTTTTCAACAACCCATTTGGCTCTTCTTCTCTGTATTGATATCTCTTTTTCATCATAAAAGCGTTCTTCATATAATTTTTTTTGTGGATTTTTTTCCGCATAATTTACCAAAGAATAGCTTTTATATATCCTTTTAATCATTCTTTAACCCTATTAATTAATTCATTAATTATTAAAAAAGTAATTCCGATAGCAAGTACCCAAAAAAATACTCCGATACCCAATATAAGTATATTTGCTACCCATTCAGCTATGTCAAACATTATCATTTAATACCTCTTTCATATTATACATTTTTATATGAGTTGCTACGTTAAAAAATTTAGAATTATTATCCTTAAAGTAATCTGTATATACATGAGTTTCATTTAATCTTGTTTTAGATTGTTTTACAGCATTACAAGCATCATTCATAGAACTTATATGTCCTAAAGTAATCCATTTAGGGTCTAATTCAGCATCATAAAGACCTTCTAAAAATTCATTCATTGGATTAAATAGATTTTTAAGTGCATTTCCATATGCTATTTTATCTTCTATTTTTTGTGTTTTTGTTTTTGGTTTTACCATTTTATACTCCCTTTATTTAAAACTTTGCCTCACATCCACCAACATAACGCCAACCATGTCGATAGTTATACAACACCTCCCCATTTGGTTCTTCGATAATTGCTTTGTCATCCCTTCTTTAAAAGGATTTTGTGAGGCAATCATTTAGGTACACTCCTGTAATTAGTCTGTACTAAATTTGAATTTTTTTTGGCTCTGATATATGGAGTTTTACAATTCCCACATCTTAACACCATAAATTTATTTGCAGTTGTGAAGTACACATTTGAAGTTTGTATTAAGTCAGGAGATGCACAATTTGGACAAACATCTTCATCAACTAGCACTCCTAGATTTGGATGGTTTTTAATGTATGGTCTTACTTTTAAATACAACTGCTCTAGTCCTAATACATCATGCTTATTATAATCCATCATTTTATTTAATGCTTGTGGATTTCCTTCTTCACAATCTACCCATAATTGAAAATCTGTTTCTAATTTATTTGTCAGCTTGAAATATTTAGTGAGAAAATCTTGCTTATAAGATGGTGCAAAAAACTCCCTTTTAAACACTTTTAAAGTATCAATAATCTTATATGGCGATGGAGGATTTAACCCTATTGAAATAAATCTCCAGTTTAACTTACGAAGGTCAAACCTTTCAACATTGTGACCAATAATAATTTCAGCTTCATCCATTAACTTCCAGATTGATTTTAAGACTCTTTCATCATCTCTTTCAAAAGCCTCTTCTGTACTTATAATATCACTTTGAACATTCTTATCAAATAACCATTTAGCCGCCCAAC